TATAACAGAAGGTGCTTCAGATGTTTTAACTGATTATGGAAATCTTGTAGAAGCTATAGTTATTATAGGTAATGATAATGTATTACTTAAGGCAGAACGTACGCCTTATATGATGAAAGACAGACCTATTGTTGCATATCAAGATGATACAGTACCTAATAGATTCTGGGGTAGAGGTGTAGCAGAAAAAGGCTGTAATATGCAAAAAGCTTTAGATGCTCAACTTAGATGTCATTTAGATTCTCTTGCTTTAACTACAGCACCTATGATGGGTATGGATGCTACTAGATTACCTAGAGGAGCTAAATTTGAAATTAGACCTGGAAAAACTTTATTAACAAATGGATCACCTAATGAAATTTTAATGCCATTTAAATTTGGTGTAACTGATGCTTCTAATTTACAGACAGCTCAAGAATTTCAAAGAATGATATTACAAGCAACAAATACTTTAGATACTGCTAGTGATACTAAACAACCTACAGGCGGGGAACTTTCTATAACTCTTGCTACTATTCTTAAAAAGAATAAAAGAACTCTTGTTAATTTTCAAGATAACTTTTTAATTCCTTTTATAGAAAAAGCAGCTCATAGATTTATGCAGTTTGATCCAGAAAATTTCCCTGTAGCTGACTATAAATTTGTAGCTAATTCTTCTTTAGGTATGTTAGCTAAAGAAGTAGAACAATTACAATTTATTAATTTACTTAAAACATTAGGACCTAACAGTCCTGTTGTTCCTTTATTATTACAAGGTATTTTAGATAACTCTAGTTTACCTAATAAAGAGACTTTAAAACAAATGTTAACGATGTCTCAACAAAAAGAACAACAAATGAAACAACAACAAACTCAATTAGCTTTAGCTCAAGCACAAGCACAGATAGCTTTATATAATTCAGAGGCTCAAGAAAATACAGCACAAGCTCAAAATTATATGATGGATGCTCAAACTAAACCTCAAGAAGTACAAGCAAAACTTATGACTGCTTTAGCTACAAATCTTCCTAGTGAAGCTGATGAACAAGCAGCTGAATTTAAACGAAGAGTACAAACAGCTGAGTTAATGTTAAAAGAACAAGAGCTAGAACTTAAAAAACAAGATATGATAGATAATAAGGATATTGTAAAAATGCAAATGGCTAAGAAATAGCTTGACAAATTTGCCTTTTTATGATATAATAACTATATGGATCAAGAATTAAGAAAGTATTACGAAGATAGATTTACAATGATGGTAACTCCTGGTTGGAAAGACTTTTTAGAAGATGTAGAAAAGTTAGTTACTCAGTATAATAATATTAATACAGTAGATGATGAGAAACAACTTCAAAAAAGAAAAGGTCAACTAGATATATTAAATTGGATTCTTACATTAAAACAAGTTTCTCAAGAAACTTTTGATGAGTTAGAAAATGAAAAAACTATTTGAATTTGAGTGTAAAGACTGTGGAGTTTTTGAAGAACTTACAGAATACACTCAAACATGTGATTGTCCCAGTTGTGGTAAAGTATCTTATAAAATTATAAGTACCCCATCTATACAACTAGAAGGATGGTCAGGGAGTTTCCCAGGAGCTATGGCTAAATGGGAAAAAAATCATTGGCAAGACTCCCGCCAAAAAACCAAAAAAGCAGCTGAGGATTAGTCTCCTTAGTTACTTTCCTAAAATGCTAAATGCACAGGAGAAATGATATGGCTAAAATAGTAGAAGAAGTTGAAGAAATTGATGTAATCCCTGCTCCAGATAAAGCTGAAGATGTAACAGAAATAGTTGATACTAGTCTAGATAAAGAATTAGAACCTATACCAGAACCAACTCCTGAAGTATCTGAAGAAGTCAAAGAAGCAGAGGAAGACTTACCTGAGAAGTATAAAGGTAAATCTGCTAAAGAAATTATTGCTATGCACCAGGCAGCTGAAAAGTTAATTGGTAAGCAAGGTTCTGAAGTAGGTGAACTAAGGAGAGTCGTAGACGATTTCATTAAAACACAAACTTCGAAAGAAGAAGCAAAGACTACAGAAACAACACCAGAAGAGTTTTATGATGATCCTTCTAAACATGTAAAAAAGGAAATTGACAGTCATCCAGCAATTAAAGAGGCTCAAGAAGCTGCTTTGCAAATGAAGCGTACTGCAACATTAACAAGGTTAAATTCTGAGTATCCTAATTTGGAAGAGATAGTACAAAATCCTGCATTTGCAGAATGGATAAATTCTTCTAAAGTTCGCTCCGAATTATACAACAGAGCTGAAGTACATTTTGATTATGATTCTGCTAAAGAATTATTAAGTAACTGGACTGATAAACAAGAACGAGTTGCTAAAGTTGCAGAGACTAATAAGATTGATAAAGAGAATCAATTAAAAGCAGCAAATGTTGGTAGTAAAGGAAGTAACGAACCTGTTTCTAAAAAGAAGTATCGTAGAAGCGATATTATTAAACTTATGCAAACCGATCCTGATAAATATGATGCCTTATCAAATGAGATAATGGACGCATATAGAGAAGGACGGGTTATTTAAATTAATATTTTAGAGAGGTAATTAAAATGGCTTATCCAACCCCTGCAGTCACTACGACTACAGCAGCTAAGTTTATACCTGAGATTTGGTCCGACGAAGTGATTGCGTCTTACAAAAAAAACTTAGTAGCAGCAAATTTGTTTAAAAAAATGTCTTTTACAGGCAAAAAAGGTGATGTAATTCACATTCCTAAACCTACTAGAGGTTCTGCTTCAGTTAAAGCAGCATCAACAGCAGTAACGTTGATTGCAGCTACAGAAACAGAAGTTCAAGTAGCAATTGATAAACACTACGAATACTCACGTTTTATTGAGGATATCGTAGAAGTACAAGCACTATCATCAATGCGTAGATTCTATACAGATGACGCAGGTTATGCTTTAGCTAAACAAGTTGATACAGACTTAGTTCAGTTAGGTAGAACATTTAATGGTGGTGATGCTGGTGCAGATTATGATGAAGCTTTTATAGGTAGTAATGGTACTACTAAATATGTAAAAGGTTCTAACAATGAAGCTGCTCTTACAGATGCAGCTATCCGTAGAACTATTCAACGTTTAGATGATAATGATGTTCCTACTGAAGGTCGATTCTTTTTGATTCCTCCATCAGCTAGAAACACATTAATGGGTCTAGATCGTTATACAGCTATGGACTTTGTAGGTGAGACTGGTAATGCTAACACAATTAGAAATGGACAAATTGGTAACCTTTATGGTATGCCTGTTTATGTTTCTTCTAATGCTGATACAACTTCTGGTACTGCTGCTGCTCGTGTATGTCTAATGGGACATCAAGACGCAGCTGTTTTAGTAGAACAGATGGGTGTTAGATCACAAACTCAATACAAACAAGATCATTTAAGTACTCTTTACACTTCAGATACAATTTATGGTGTTAAAGAATTACGTGATGACTCTGCGTTTGCTTTAGCTGTGCCTGCATAATAGCAGTTAGATAGCCCCCTTCGGGGGGTCTATCTTTATTAATTTATAGGAAACAATTATGGCGATATATAGAGGAGTAGGTGGTGCCGGAGATGCAACAGTTGATGCAAGTAGTGCCTCGACTCTTGCCACAACAAAAGCTGCAGAAGCAGCTACTAGTGCAGCAAATGCAGCAATAAGTGCTACAGCCGCAGCGACTAGTGCAACAACAGCGGAAGGGTATGTAGATACCTTTGACGATAAATACTTAGGCTCAAAATCATCAGCACCCACAGTAGATAATGATGGGGACGCTTTAACAGATGGAGCACTTTATTTTAATACAACAAGTAACATAATGTTTGTATATGATTTAGGAACAACAGCGTGGTTACAACTTACTTTAACTAGTACTAATCAAACAAATGTAAATACTGTAGCAACAAATATCTCTAATGTAAATTCTGTTGCTGGAAATAATACTAATATTACAGCAGTAGCAGGTAATAGTACCAATATTAATACAGTAGCAGGAGACGCTACAGAAATAGGAACTGTAGCAGGAAGTATTGCAAATGTTAATACAGTAGCAACTAATGTTACTTCAGTAAATAGTTTTGCATTAACTTATTTAGGAGCACAATCATCTGCTCCAACAACTTCTAATGTAGGAGCTTTATACTATAATACAACAACTAATAATTTATTTGTTTGGAGTGGCTCTGCTTGGGATGAAGCAGCCTTTTCAGTTACAGGAGCAGTAACCGCATTTAATAGTAGAACAGGAGCAGTTACTCTTTCTAATGCAGATGTAACAACAGCATTATCTACAGGAGGTATAGCAACAGCTAAAATAGCTGATAGTGCTATTACAACAGCTAAAATAGCTGATAGTGCTATTACAACAGCTAAGATAGCTGACGACGCTGTTACTGCTGATAAGTTAGCTAATTCTATTAATACAGAAATTGCAGCTAATACTGCAAAAACAGGAATTACTTCTAGTCAAGCTAGTGCTATTACTGCTAATACTGCTAAAGTAACTAATGCTACTCATACAGGGGATGTTACTGGTGCAACTGCATTAACAATAGCTAATGATGCAGTAACAGTAGCTAAACTTAATTTAATATCTACTGCTTCTGTACCTAGTTTAGAAGCTAAAGGTACATCAACTGTTACAGATGGTTATATACAATTAAATTGTTCTGAAAACTCTCATGGTATTAAATTAAAAAGTCCACCACATAGTGCAGGAGCTAGTTACACATTAACTTTTCCTAATGATGATGGAAATGCTAGTGAGTTTTTACAAACTGACGGATCTGGCGTAATGACTTGGGCAGTACCTACAAATACTACTTACACAGCAGGAGCAGGATTAAGTCTTGGTGGCACAACCTTTACATTAGATTTAACTAATGCACAAACATTCACAGGTGTTCAAACATTTACTAATATTACTGAAACACAGACAACTAAGTCAGCAAGTTTTACACCTAACTTATCAACAGAAGGTACAGTATTTTCTTGTACAGGTA